GCTTGCTACCCGCCCAGACTTTCCTTCTGCGTATGGATTCTTTATGCCCATCTTGACCTGTATTTCTTCTGATGCAAGACCTCTAAATGCCCCAGGGTCTCCATCACATTCATCGTGTCCAGCAAACATTGAGCCCATCATAACTGCGCTGGCTCCTGCTGCAAAAGCTTTTACAACATCCCCGTTGTTTTTAATTCCACCATCTGCAACAATGCCATTTATTTCATCATCTTTAAGATTCTCATATATTTCCATTATAGAAGTTAAAAGTGGAACTCCAAATCCAGTTTCAATTCTTGTCATACACGCAGCACCTCCACCAATGCCAACTCTTACAGAATCTGCACCTGCATCCATTAAAGCTTTATATGCACCATACGAAGACACGTTTCCAACCATTATGTGAATTTTGTTTGGCACTATGCTTCTAAGATTCTTTACTGCATCTATAACTATATTTGTATGACCTAAAGCAGTATCTAAAAGGATAATCTTTATGTTAAAACTCAATATTTTATTGATTAATTCAACATCTTTTGCTTGATCTATGTTGACAGCAAATCCGCTTCTACCATTTAAAGACTCTGCCTGAGCCATTTTATCTTGTATTGAGTTATGTCTTTGAACAAACCCCAGCCCTCCAGCTGAAGATATGGCATTTAACATTTTAGTGCTACTTATATACTCCATTGGAGCAATCATAATAGGAAATTTAAGATTTAACCATGCTGATTTATTATTGGGATTTCCAACTTTCATTAAAAGGTTTGGCAAAGATCTGCTTTGAACATTACTGTTGTCTGCTGGCTCTAACAAAACATCATCAAAACAAAACACTTCTTTCATTCGTAAGACTTCTTTTGCCAAAACTGACGCATATAGGACCTATTCATTACGGATCTTACTTTAAAGGTATCTTGAAGTTCCCGCTTTCTGCTAAAAGGAGGCAAGGACTCATGTACCCAGTCTTCTCTTTTAAAAGGAAAGATTTGAGCTACTGGAGTTCCCTTTTCAATTATTCCTTCAAAGTCATCACGCAACCACATATTAATGGCAAGTCTTGCATGCACTTGATCTGAATCAATTATTCCAGTTAAAGACAAAAATGGTAAGTCGTATCTATTAAATGGGTGAGTTACCATGATGCTATAACCAGATGGGGTTTCAATTCGTGGATAAGCTACCATACGCCATACATATTTATTGTATCCATGTGGCACTGGCATACCTTCACTTCTATGTAATGGTTTATCTAAATCAAAAAGAACATCTGCTCCTGGAGATGTTGCTCCCCAATATGCCATTGTTCCACCCGTTTCATTTTTTGCTATTTTAATATCTTGTGGTGTAACAACCATATAGCCTGCAGTTAAAGAATCTAAAAATGGCATGCATTTTTTTACAGTTGCAGCATCCCTTGGATCGCCCCATGCCATTGATTTATCTTCCGCTGGTATTTTTTTAAACCATTCGGGTATAGCTAATTTAGCTGGCATTGGAGGCTGCTCAACCTCATATAAATCTTCAGCAGCAGCATAAAACTTAATTGTTTTTTTGTTTAGCATACAACGAGTATACCATTTCTACTAAAGTACTACAATAGTTTATTTACCAGATTTAGCTCTAGCTTTTGCTAAAGATTCAAAGTCTTTAACCTTAGTGTCTCCTAGGTATCCCCAGGCATACCCATCGGCAATCATTTGTTCATTGACTGATACTTTAGATCCATCTAGAAATAGCCATCCAAGGATACGTCCATATTTCTCAGATGAGTCCATCTTTTCTGTCTTAATGATAATTTCTTTAGCGTCCTTGATCTTAGACTTTACATACTCTTTAGCTTCAAGCCCCAAAACCTTTTCGGCTTTATTAGTTGTTCTACTTTCTGGAGTATCAATTCCAGCCAGTCTAACTCTTGAACTAAATGATATGTCAAAACCTAGATCAATCTCTACGTCTATTGTATCTCCGTCTACTACGTTAGTTACTTTCTTAACATGGTATTCGTACATTACATTGGCTTCTTAATTGCAGACTTTTTTACAGGAGCCGCTTTCTTTGCAGGTGCAGCTTTTGGGGCTGGTGCATCCCAATCTGGGCGAGCTACTGACATAACTAAACTATAAGGACGCTTCTTTTTAAATACGCCATCCCCATTTGCTTGTGATCCTTTTGTATCTCCAGATGTGTTACCCTCATAAGTGATAAGGTTTTTTCCGTCATTTGAAATAACAATTCCAACATGTTCTGTATCTGTTGGGGTCTTATCAAAGTTAAAGAATACTACATCTCCTGCTTGTGCTTGTCCAATCGGAACAATTCTTTTGTTTTTTGCAAACCACTGTGCTCCTGCATCACATGATGCAAAACCTTTCTTTGTTGAAGCAGCAACTAAATGAACTACTCCAGCATCATCAAAACATCCTGAAACAAACATTGCACACCATGGTTGGTGATTCATTCCATATCGCTTTCCAAAAATTGTATCGTTATTAGTTCCTTCTGTGTACTTCTCATCAGCATACTTCTTAGCCGCTGCTAATACTTTTGCTGCATTTGGGTGAATTACTTCTGCCATTTTATTTCTCCTTATTAGTTTTACTGCTTATTTATAGTATATCATTTTTTTTGCTTCTCACCATGGATTCGAACCACGATTCTCGCCTCCAAAGGGCGATGTCCTGCCGTTGGACGAGTGAGAAATGGAGCGGATGATGAGAATCGAACTCACCCCTTCTGCTTGGAAGGCAGAGGCACTACCAATATGCAACATCCGCATTGTGCCCTCGGCAGGAATCGAACCTGCGACGCAGACCTTAGAAGAGTCTCGCTCTATCCCCTGAGCTACGAAGGCTTGTCTTAATCATTTGGAATATCTATGTCCATATCCATTTCAACTAAGCCCATCTCTTTTGCTGCCCTTTTTCCTTCATCAGACATCTCAATTATTGCTTCAAGATTATCATTGTATGTTACATTAATTAATCCTTTATTATATAGAGAAACTAATGACTCATTAACATGCTCTTCGTGTGCCCGCCAAAGTTCTGGTGCAAGCTTTTTTGCCCTGTCTGTTATGTTAAATATGAATTCGCCATCCTCGTCCATTCCAGACAACTCTATGGCACCTATTGAAAGATAGTATTCCATTTTATCTTCGTTATCCATATTAACCTTTCGTGCAACAAGTAGGACTTGAACCTACGATTACCGAATTATGAGTTCGGGGCTTTAACCAACTAAGCTATTGTTGCTTAGAAGTTTATTATAACGTGCCGTCTTCATTTTTGTCAATAGTTTCTTCAACTATTTGCTGTACATATTCTGAAAAATGTTTACGAATATTTCCCATTGGTCTTTTCCCAGAGGCTATCCATATTCTTTTATATTCAACTACATTAGAAAATGTTGTTGGACATAAAACTATTTCATTATATTCTTTTAATACAGTGGGAAGCGGAACATGTTTTCCGCAACACTTGCATTCTTTTGCTTTTTCTTGATACGTACTCATATTATCATCATCCTGTCCATTGCGTCTTTTAAGTTTTCTGGCATACGTGGTGCCCTTATCATATTAAAACTAGATGTCTCTCCGTCAGGCTCTACACCAAAATCATTATCAAAAGTCATTGATTCATATGTGTGAACGTTTACTTCTTGATTAGAGTCAAATCTAGTTCTACTTATAGCATTATAAATAGCACCGCATACAGCATCCGCCAAGTCTTTTGATCCTTTTCTAGGGTGATCGACCTTGTCCCTCATAATTCTTAACTGAAGCAGTTCATCAATTAATAATTGAATGTGTGGGCCAATCAGTCTTTCTTCTAATACAACCATCGCCATGTCATCGTAATGTTTTTTAGCGACAGATAGAATTTCTGTATTGATGCCGTATTGTTTTAGTTGTTGCATCATATCATGAGAATTCCATCTGTCAAAGGTACAAACACTTATATTAAAACCTCTTGTTCTAAGTGATAAAATATAATCTTTAACTTCTGTAAAGTCAACAGACTTATCTGCTGTTGGTGTCCAGTATCTTACTGCGTCTATCTCAACAATCGGTGCTGGCTGAGAGTATGTGTCGGTTACTTTAACATTAACCCATCTGTTTACATGCCCCATTGCAACTGCACAATGGTCATGTTTTTGAGCTAAGTCTACGTGCAAAAAATATTTCTTATCTGGATCTGGTATAAACCATTCTTCTAGTCTTCCAAATGTGTCTACTGCTAGGTGTCCTTTATTAAATGCCTTCTCAACTTTTTCTCTTGATTTAAAGAATGCATCGACTGCTTCTGGTGGCATGCATGCAAATCTAGAAAGAGCATCTGTTGGGTTTGTAAAAAATGCAACTTTAAAATCATCAATGGTTCTTACTGGATTAACTTCCCATGTGGGGCGTTTTAGAGCATACACCTTTGGTATCTTGTAAGATAAGATGTGGTCTTCTTCCCATTGGACTTCAAATTCATTTCCATCTGTACCGTCTGGAAGATCTGTATCCATTTTAAATTTATGTTCTCTAACTATAGTTTCTTTCTGAGCCACAACAGCGTCGTATCTTTGCTGTATATAATCATTCTTATATCTAGGAAAAGAAAGCAAAATAACTTTACCAAAATCGGGAAAACGAGAATCTACTGATGCCCTATACATATCATATATAGCCACACCCGTTTTAGCTTGGTCGTGCCCTGTGGTATTTTCAATTGCAAAGCCTGAAATCTCATCAAGGATAACAACAATAACGTTATAGCCTTCCCAAGCTTCACGCTCAGAGTGGCCAGAGTGTACTGTAATTGCTTTATCAAACTTAATTTCTGCAGCCTTGTCGCTGTATTTACCAGCAAACCACGGGGATCTTTCAATGCGTGTCTTAAAACCTTTAAAGAAAACGTTGCTTGCCTGCTGCGAGTTGATAGCAATATTAATAATATCAATGCTGTCCCCTGGAGGCTTTCCATAATATGTTGCTGGATCCTTTAGGCACAATAGTAAATACACTATATAAGATACAGCAATAGTTGAGCAGTAATCTTTTCCGCTTCCTTTGCCTAGTTGTGCAACAACTTCATTAGCGGTTTGTTTAAATCTTATTTTTCCTTCTTCTTCACCAAACAGCTTAATTAGAGTTGACTCTTTATAAATCTGAGAACTCTTTTCAATTAATGTATATTGGTATTCTGAAAGCGGGGGTAAGCCTAGATAGTCTGAATGGGTAGCAAACGTTTTTAGATCGACTGGCTTTTCATCAAACTCTTCGCCGTCAAGCATGTCAATAAGGTCAGCATAATCAAACGACATCTGCTTCCTCTACTGGGACTGATTCAATTACTCCAGTTATTTGAGATAATCTTTTTGCAACTTCCATTTTGCACTTAGGGCATGGTGCTGTAACTTCTTTTAATATTCTTATTAGTACTTCTTGCTTACGTTCTGTCTCAACAATTTGAGATGCAATTTCATTATTTTCAAGTACGCCAACAGACTGCAACATTGCTATTCGCTTTGTCTCTATGTCTGCAATTAGTTTTAATGCACCTGACTTAACCGCCAGCTGTCCCGCCTGGTCTGCGTCTTCAACTGTTCTCCAGGCTTCCTTGATAAGCATTGCATAGTGCTGGTCTGCCCCTGAGATGGCTTCCCTTGCTCTGTCTCTAATTCCGCTATCGCTATGGACTACAGTCTTCCACTCGTCAATAAACTCAAGTACTTCTTTTCTTTGAAATCCCGTTAGGGTAGCAATCTGTGTTGGCGTGTTGCCTTTGAGAAGTTCTTCTACAACCCTGTTCATTCTGTCAAAATGTTGGGCTAATTCTATTTCGCTCATTAACCTATTATACTTTCAGTTGACTAAAATGTCAATTAGAATTAGCCTTTGCAATCTTATATAATACTAAATAGCCAATCAAATCATCAATATCATTGTCTCCAGCAAAGCCTTGGTTGTTCTTTACTCTGTTTAACTTATCATCAATACGGACCTTTAATTGTTCTGTTGAGTCCGCCGTTGAAAATATTCTTGCAGGTTCTAAAGCCGAGTTGCCATATGATATATTCTTTTCAATTAACATGTGTGCAATTTCATGGCATGTTTCCCAGATCTTATTGCCTGCTGGAGCACCTACTGATCTTAAATACAAATCATTACAATGAAACTGAGATACATCTTCATATACTGGTTTTAACATTATTCCGCCCTCTTGTTTAATGTTGCAATAAAATGATCCTCAATAGGATTATTGGGATCTTTTGAATACTCAATAGTATCAATTATAAAGTATTTCTCTACAATTGGCAATACCTGTGAAGCTGAATGATCAATCCAGGTTCTGCTGTGAAGAACTAATCTGTCCGCTATTTGAAACAGGTCGGTTAAATATGAATTCAATTCTGAATCTTCTATATGCTGAAACACAAGGCTTGCT